ACTTCCACTCTGATCGTCGGTCCCGGCATTTACGCCTGCTCCGTGCATAAAAGCTCGATCTCGACCCGCTTCGGATCGAACACCGAGCTGTTGATATCCAGGATCCGGCTGCCGTATTTGAGCCGCCGATCGGTCACGTCGAGGCTCGGGCGGTAGCGCAGCGTGACGCGCGTGGTTAGGCTCGCTTTCATCTGCTGCGTTTGAAAATATTCGCTCCCTCTCAAGCCTTCGACCCGCGCCCAGACGGTCTTATCGTCCTGCCACTCGCTGAGCGGCTCGCCGGATTCATTCTGCCCCGGCCCGACAGTGACTTTCTTTTGAATCACGACACGATGCCTCATGCCGCCGATTTTCGTGCTCAGCATCAGGCGCTCCGCGGCATCATGCGATCGGCCCATAAGAGCCGGTTCGCCGCCGCCGGGATTTCCACCTGAGCGTCGCCGCGGTTCTCGTAGAGCTGGCCCAGGATCAAAAGAATCGCCTGCTTCCAATGCTCGGGCACGCTGCCGGCGCCGCCGAATCCGGCTTTATATTGAACCTCGACCGCATTCGGCACGGTGCGCGTCGAAGGCCACACTTTTCCGTAAGCGGGGATCAGTCGCCCAGGCTCGGATTTCGTATCGACGGTATATTCGAGCGGATCGAGCGTCTGCACGACGCCGTCACCGTCTGTGTATTTCACATGCGTCACGCTCTGGAGCGGCGGCCGCGGCAGCTCGAGCGCCTCGAAAAACCTGACCTTGTAGTGGGCTTCGTAGTAGCAAGGAAAAGCATCCAGAAAGAGCTGGAACTCCTGGGTAACCATCGCATAATTGAGCAACGCCTCGGCATAATGCCTCGCGGCCGGGATCAGGTCCCGGATCAGCCCGTCGTCCTCGGTCACGTCCGGCTCGACCTTCAGGTGCTTTTTCGCTTCCGCCAAGTTGATCGGCTCCTCGGTCGGATTGCTGAAAATCTTCAAGCTGTAGCTTGGCGGATGATACATTGGATTTATTTATGCCGGTGTGTGATATTCGCTCGCTCTGGTTTGGGGCTGCGATCTTCCGGCGTCTCAATCTTTTTTCCTTTAGATTCGATCGCGGCCTCTTCTTTTTTCGCCGGCTCCTTGGGCTTTTCCTCTTCTACCTTGGACGCCCAACCGCGCTCGAGATAAGTGCGCGCGATCGCCTCGTCGACATCGACAGTCTCGCCGGCAAAGTGCTGCCCCGCTTCGTCATTGGTACAAACTGTCAAAAGAACGCGCATATTAAATCTTTCTCTTCACGAGCACGATCACGAGATCCACGAACACGATTTATGCGGTACCCTCGTTGGCATCTTTGATCACTTCGCCAGATACATCCGCCGGTTGCGTCGGCGGCTTGTTGCGCGCGCCGTGCAGGATGCAGATCGCCGAGAGCGCCGCGTTCTGCGTCGCCCTCGAGACGATCAGGCGGACATAGCGCTCGCGCGGCCGGAGAATATCGACGTAGAAGACCTTGCCGTCGGCGTTGTCGGCGACGGTCTGCGCGCTCCCCTCGATGTCCGCGGCATCGGATAGATTCGAGGCGTTGCCCCGCTGGACCTTGATCGAAGTCACCGCGCCGGTCACAATCGCGCCGAACTGCACGATAAAAGTGACCTTTTCGAACCCGTCGGTGTCGACCGTTTCCCCGGTGATATTCGTCGCCGCGGCGACGCCGCTCGCGTAAAGCACCGCCTGAACGATTTTCATGTCCTGGGTTAAAGGGAGATCCATTGTCTTACGCGAGAGCGAGCCATTTTACTGGATGCGTCCCCGCGTCGAGCAAATTTCCGTCCGAACGCAGAAAGGCGTTGAAGCCGATCTGGTCGGTCTGGGCGAAGAGCTCGTTCAAACGCACGAGCCGGACTTCGGCCGCGTCGCGGATCTTGTATTTCGAGAAATCGCCGAATAGCAGCAGCTTCTGGCCCGTGGTGAACGCGCTCGGCATCGATTGATTGATCTGGTACGTGTAGCCGAGCAGCCGGTCCGGAACGCCGGCCTGCAAGCCGGGCTGCCAGAGATACTGTCCGCTCGTCACGTCCTTCAACTTGCGGATATGGGCAAGCACCAGGTCGTGCATCATCCAGCGCGCATTCGTCCGATAGGCCGGATCGACCGAGTGCAACAGATCGATGACCTCGACGTCGGTGAAAGTCGTCATCGAGGCGGCGGTCTTTCCCAGCGTGGCGGCCACGGTGATTCCCTTCGGCAATGTCGTGCCCGCCCCCGTCGTGAAATGATCGTTCTGGATGCGCCCAATGCGGATTCCCAGCCACTCGCCGATCCGGGTCGCGAGATCGAAAGCGGAATCCTGGAGCAGCTCATTGCTCACGATGATCGGCTTCGAGCTGTATTTGAACGCTTTGAAGATCACGTTCGCGAAGGTCGGATCGACGGAAGTGCCGAAAGTCGTCGCTTCGGCGATGATCTCGCCCTTGTTCCCAGTGTCGTTCATGGTCGGCCAGGGGAGATCGTTCCCGGAATCTGTCCGAATGATGTCCGAGACCTGACGCATGCCGCCGAAGGTCAACAGCGCTTCCTCAAGAGCCGCCATGAAGCCTTCCGGCACGGTGAAACCGCCGGACGCCGCGGTGAGCGACATATTGCGGTGTTCTTTCATCACCAGGCGATAGTCCTTGGTCAGCGGAATCACGATCTCGCGCGCCTCGAGCGTCTGGTTGAACCACTTCGCGGCGTCCAGATGCCTCTGCTCGATCGCATTGCCCGGCTTCATCGATCTTAGCCAGCCTTGAATGAAATCGGCGGTGCGGACGTTCAAAACTTCGTTCGTCGCCATGACCGTGCGGCCGAAATCGGGATAATTCAGGCGAAAATTTTCCTGATGAGGAACTAGGGCGCCGTTTTGGCGGACTTCGCCGTTTGTTTTTGCGAGATCGGCCGCTTTGGTCTGCAAGAACTCCTCACGCTCGATGATCGTTTCGAGCTTGCGGATATCCACTTCCGCGTTGGCGAACCATTGCGTGTCCTCAGCGCTCTCTTCGCCTTTTTCCAGGAGCGCGTCCTGCTTTTTGCGCATTTCTTCCCACATCCGGGCACGCTGCTGGCGAAGTTCGGTCGTATTAGCTGGCATTCTGATTCCTCCCCGCTCTTATCGAGCGATCATGCAACTCTTCAAAATTGCTTTTAACGAAAATGGATCTTCCGCCGGCGCGCGGCGCGCCAGAAATTCCTCGCGTTGTTTCGAGTGCTCCAAAAAGCCGTCTGTCGGATCTTTTGGAGCTGTTTTTCGCTCTAAATCGCTGATTTTCGCCTGGAAATAGCTCCGCGCTGATACATCCGTCTGCGGATAGGCGGGAAAAGTGACCGGCGATACATCGAATAGATCGACCTCGACGAGCTCACGGATCGTCTCGCCATCCTGTTTGCGCCACTTGTCCGTAATCGTGCGGAAGCCGAAAGACATTTGATCGACGTCGCCACGGCGGATCATCTCGACCACATCGGCCGCGAAGCTCGTCTCCGGCGGCGAGATTTTCACTCTAAGCCCGACGTCATCCTCGGATAAGCTCAAAGTGCCGTTCTTTTTGCGCCCCAGTACGAAATTCGGATCGTGATTCCAGAGCGCCCGGACGTCATTCTTCTTGATCGTTTTCGCGAACGCGCCGGGCAAAACGATCTCCCGAAAGCCGAAGATCTCTTCCGATTTCTGATTAAATACAGCCGCGTGACCGACGATTTTCGGGCCGGCCTCGGCGCGATAGTCCTCGATTCTTAACTCCGCGAGCTGAAAACGCCGCTCGATCATCAGCTCGGCGCTCGCCTCGTTCGCATAGAGCGCCTTTAGCTGTGCGCCGGCATCGTCCTCGGTCATGTGACAGCCCATGATCTTGCCGTCGTTATCTTTGATCACGGCCCAGGGCTTATCGGTCGGGCATTGGGAGCTTTTCGCGACGTGATAGGGCATAAAAACGCGAAAGCGGGATCTTTCGCAGCCCCAATTTTAGAGGAAGCGGGAAAAAAGAATCAATAAAAACGCATTAGGCGGATGTCGTACAGGGACGTACTAGGACGGATAAGGACGCTTTTTTTCTTCGAATTGCTTCAGATCCTCGCTCCGGATCCGCGTCGTATCGCCGATTTTGAACGCCGGCAGCTCCCCTTTTTGGATCAATCGCTCCACCGTCCGGCGCGAAACATCCCACTCGCGGGCGACCTCGTCGATCCGGAGCGTCGGCTTTTTCATGCGGCTTCAGCCTTCCAGCCCAGGCCGTCGCCCTGGTCCCAGATTTTCGCGACGGCGAGCGTCTGTTCGGGATGCAATGGTTTTTGATCGATCTCGCGCGGGATTCTGATCGAGATCCCGACC